AAATATTAGTTATCTTGATTTCCTGTGAGACCAATGAGAACATGCTATATTCATAATATTATGAATTAGTTGTGAATAGTTTTTTAGGTCATGATGGGATAAAAATAGTATGAGTGTTACATATACTTCAATTAGCGAATTATTAGCCTCACCGTTTCAGCGTTTAACATCAAGTATGTGGAACACTGCATCACTTTTACTAATTCAGCTTTATGAAACTGGCGGAAATGCAGTTACTTCAATTTTGAAAAACGGTAATCTTACAGTTCCAAATTCAATAACTGCAGATTCTGGATTTTTCTATGATGAGGTTTATGTTGCGGGTCAGCCTGTGCTAACTGAACTTGATCCAATATATATTGCAGGTTTTATAGCAACTGCAAATCAACAAATAAATTCAATATTATACTCAAATCAACAACTTTATTATTCAATTGTTAAATTACCAGAAGAAATTTATGAAAAAATTATAGTTGCCGTTCCAACTGCAACTTCAATTTTAGAGAAAGATACAATTGCTTTATACGAAACAATTTATAATGTCGTAAATTATTTAATTTCAAATATTGAACAATCTAGAACTATAATAAAAGAAGATTTACAGAATTTCTATATTTCATTTTATGAAACTATAAATTCAATAGCTAAAAGATTAGGAATTTCATTACAAAGTGCTATTTATTTTGTTGCTGATTCTTTAGCTTATACTTTGACATATGTTTATTTAGCGACTGTTGGTTTAGCAAATACAATAAATAAACTTGGTTTGTACTTATCGCCTCCAACAATTGAGGGACTACAATTAGATGTTTCTACTACACCTAGTCCACTTTATACAGGCCCATCCATAGAAACTGTAAGAATAATATTACAAAACTTGAGTAATTACATAGTTTACATTGGGAATAATCTATACAACAATTTCCCAATTCTCCAAAACGATTCAATAGAAATTCACGTAAACAATCCTTCAAATATTTATGCATGGGCAACTGGAAAATGTAAAGTTTACGCATTATTTGAAGTTATTAGTTCCTAATCTCATAATTAGGTGATGTTATGGATTATAAAGATTATTTTTGTAAATTGGAATGTTGTTATTGGCACGAATTTGATTTAGCTTATGGAAAATTAGACGTAAAAGATAAGACAATTACAATAATCGGAAATGATTGCGGTAGTTCAGCTTTGTATTTTCTTCTTAAGAATGCTAAAAAAGTAATTGGTTATGAAAAAAGTGATGAGCTTAATAAGAAGTTTAAAGAAAAGGTTTGTAAAGAATTTAATATTTGTGATAAAGTTGAGATAAATGGTGAATGGAATGGCAAAGAATACCCAAATTCTGATGTTTTTATTATGGATTGTGAAGGATGCGAATCCAAATTAGATTTTTCACAACTCCAGAAATATAAGCAATATTGTATAGCTATTCATGACTGGACTGAAAACCGCTTTAAATTAATGAAAAAAATATATGGTACAATTTTGACTTTCATAACTGATGATAATAGGGAATTTGTATTTTGTAAATTATAGTTAAGCACATTGATTATTTAAAACTACTGCAGTCGATGAAATATTTACTGTTCCAGTATTTTGAGTACAAATTAAATTTTCAACTATCGCATTATCTTCAATTTCAATTTTACCAGTATTATCCTGTATTTGTAATGTATTTACAGTTGCATTATTCTCAACTATAATACTACCAGAATTTTGATTAATTTGTAAATTGTTTATGTTAGAATCATTTTCAATTTGAATTGTTCCGTTATTTGTTTTTAAAATGAAAGAATTTATAAATGCAAAATTTTGTAATGTAATAGTTCCTTGGTTTAAATAAAGTGCAAAATTACTTATTAAACCACAAATAGTTAAAGGAGAATTATTATAATAAATTAGTAAATTTTTAATATAAACGTCACATGGGATGAACAAATCTATGTCACCTCATAAAACTTCTAATTCAATCAATTCGCCAATTATAACATTTAGGAATGTTTTTTGTGTATTTAATAATTTACTAAATTCATAGCCTGAGCAACTTAAAAGAAAATAAGTATTGTAGTCGAAAGTTAATAATTGATTTATTGCATAAATTACATTTGAAAATTGTGAAGATTTGACAATTTGATCATGTTGAACATGACTTAGTTGTGTTTTTAGATTAATATCAAATTCGTTAGCTAATTCTATAATTGCATCTATAAGTTTATTAAATTCATCTGTGGTGAGAGGAATTCCTTTTTGTGCAATCAATAGAGGCGTAAATGAATAAGGCGTAAATTGATAAGGAAAGTTTAGAAATTCATCAATTGCAGGCTGTATATATTCTGGATATGGATATTGAGATAAATAGTTAATATATTTGAAAACACTGTAAGTTAGATATAAATCTTGAACAATTTCGTTCCATAAGGAAGATGAAATTAATGAATATTTAGTTACTGGAGATAATAGATTAGCAATTTTATAAACTGATTGACAGGGGAATGAAGATATAGTCACTAACGACTCAGGCATTTTTTCATCACGAGACTAGTATTATTGTTTTTTGTGGCTGAGAATTTGAAGGCATAACGCCATTGGGAGGATAAGCTCTTAACCTCATAAAATTCCATGCAGTTTGCCATTGATAACTAGAATCTACACTACCAATTATACCTAAATATAGTTGTGAAGAACTAGAAAATGGATTATTGTCGACTGTACCACAATATCCTCCTGAAGAACTATAAAGTTGAGGTGCTATACATCCATACCATGAAGTAGCTGATGATCCTTCATATACAACCCACGCATAAAGCCATTCTGATACTGCAGATCCTTGTTGATTTATATCAGTAGTTTGACTTCCGTTTATAAAATAATCATTGGAGAAATAAGAACTACCATATCCCATATCTACACTTATTGCATTTAAACTAGAAATTGAAGTATTATCAACTATTGAGACAAATCCATTATCTGCACCTAATCCACCTGCTTGATTTCCCATTTGTTTTACTGATGATTCTGCAATTACTGGTTGATTTAATATATATTTGGCAATATATACAAATCCTAAATTTGAAGCATAACCACTAATATATATAGCATTTATTGTATTTCCTAATGGCCCAGTTGTAGATATTTGAGTTAATGAATTTCCTTGATTATTAAAATTAGATAATGGCTCATTACCATTAAAATAAATTAAAAATACATTTTTTCCATTATCATATTGTGCATAACTCGTGGATAAATCTGGTCTCATTCCAGTATAAGGATATTGAATTGAATTTCTAACAAACATATATATTGTAATTGATGAATTAGCAGGAATTGAAGTCGGTAAATTCACCCAAATATAAACAGTTGATAAATTAGAATTGTAACTTTCAATCCATGCATATAATGGAGTATTACATTGAGCGTCTAGGCAAAATTCTAAATTTAATAATTGACTAGAACTTGATAAGATTGAAGAAAGATTAAGTTGAAGTAATTGTTGAAATGGTGAAGGAGTTGGGTCACTTTGACTATTTGTTATAGTAATTGTATAAGCAACAATTGGAACTCTAATAAATACAATTTCTTCACTTAGCAAAGTTGGAGTTTGAGCAGTTAGTTGAATTTCACTTGGTGAGTTTGCGGTTATTTTTAAGCAATTTTTAGGCATTAAATAGATAGAATTATTAATTTGAACTGCAGAACTTCCTAAATTCTGAATTATAATTTCTCTCCAAGTTTGTAAATATGTAGGATCTAAATAATCTTCTATTAGAGTTTGTATCGTTGCAGTTCCAGAAAATTGAAATTGTGTGCCTGCAATTCCGTTAGGCGTTGCAATTTTACTTATTAATTTCGGAATTAATAATTGTAATTGTTTGCTAACTGCAGATAATTGAACTTGGAGTTTCTCAACTGGAAAAATTGGAAGTTTATAATTAGACAGTTGAGATAGCGGATAAAATTGTATAAATTCAAATGGTATTGAATATGGAAAATTTACAGTTGGTCTATTTGACATACTTTGAAACGGCTGTTGTTTTCCTTCCCCGAAAGTATAAGCTAACGGTTCAGAAAGATTATGTAAAACGTTATAACCCTTAATTTTTAGAGCTGAAACGTATAAATATTCAGCAATTACATCATTTAGATTTTGAAAATTGCCATTTTGGTAATATTTCAAAAGTTGTGCTGATCCGTATTGATTTAGAAAAAGTAAATTTTGCACAAAATTATTCCAGTCTTGTAGTGTTAGAAATTCTAACGGCAATTTAAATTTTACGGGGTATGGCGTTGGCATGTGTTATATTCTATTTGCCGTCTTAAAAAACTACACACAACTAATTCATAATATTATGTATATGAGTTGTTGTCATTGTTATCATCTTTTGAAATTTTCAATATATTTTTTAACTTGATAAAAATTTATATGTGTATTTTTTTCAATTTGTAATTCAAAATTCTTATTCTGTAAAATAGATATTATTTTATCTTTATTTTCGATAAAGAATTTATAAAGTTCAGGATGATTATTATACCATTCATCTTTTCCATTTCTTAAGTCATTATCAATTTCTCCTAATAAAAATGCTAATTGCAAAGAATCAATATTTTTATTGTTTTTATAGATTATAGTTTTAATTTTTTCAAAATATGGCTTATATTTAAAAACACATAAATTAAAATTCTCGCCTTCTTCACATTTTTTAATATTATGGTCATATAATTTTATTACAATTCCTTCTAATCGTTTTTCTAATACATCTTGTAGAATTGTTTCAATATCAAAATAAGTAATAGGATACCATATAAATATTTCATTATCAACTTTAAACGGTTCTAAATATTTGTTATTCTCTTTGTCAAAGACATCATATATGATAAATTCCGGAATTTCATTTTTATGGATTTGTAATGCTGATGTCTTCTTATGTACAAGTTCCCCATGTATTATATATTGATTATTTTTCTTTATATAATTTATAACTTCCTCAATATTTGGAACTTTCAAAAAAAGTTCTTGAAAAGTTTTGTCATGTGGAACATCTTTTCTAGTATTTATCTTAAGTTCATTTTCATATTTCAAACAAATATGAGTTCCATCATATTTAATTTCATAAAAAACATTATTTCCTAACTTTTCTAAATCACTGTAACTAATATTTTGAGCCTCATATTTACAGAGGTTTAGACTCATGAGTTATAGTTTATGAACTTGACAAATTTGAACGTAACTGCCAATTGAGGATTATTAATTGAATTTCGTCACTTGTTAATCCATATTTCTGTAATTGTTGTAAATAAGATTGAGCAGTTCCTAAGTCGATTTTGCCTTTCTCAAATAATAAACTAATTGTTGATATTATTTCGCTTACATATGTCCTAACTCTTCTATTTATTGCATACTCGAGATAAGTACTTTGTAAATCACTAGGAACTGAAAATTCTGAGAATATTTTTTGTAATAATTGTGTAGGATTTGATACATATTCAGCAACAGAAAGTGCTTTAGATGGTGTTAAGTAAAGCTCTTGATAAGCCGTTAATATTTTCTTAATTTGAGCTGATAATTTTAGAACTCCTAATAACACTTCATTTATTCCATATTGTTTCATTATACTTTCAAGTTGAATATTTTGAACTCCATAAACTAATAATTGAACATAATCAGTCTTGAGAGATTGCACATATTGCCCAACTAGTTCATATTGATATAAGCTAGTATAAAGATTTAGAAATTCAGAAGGTATAAATGAATAGTCAATTAATTGTTTTTCTGGATAATTATACTTTAT